CCAGTTGGTAGTGATACCCACTAGACGTAAAGGCAATAGTATCAGCAGTCGTTGTGCCATTAGGCGCATTAGTGCTGTTGGCGGTAACAGTTGCGCCGCTGCTAACGCTCCAATTACTCGCATTAAACTGCTCTGACGCCAGCAGCAGATTATGCGGTGACCACTTGATGTAGCCGTTGCTGTCCGTCACGGTGGCAAGAGAGCCGCGCGAGAAGGTGATGAGATCAGTGGCTTTACCATTCGTAGTTATTGTCATTTATGGTCCTTTAACCGTATAAGTGTTATCCGTGAAGTCAAGTCCAAAACCTACTGTTTCTGTGTAAAGCAAACCTTCAGATCCCAGAGAATCTCTGATGGTATAAGTATTAGAAAGAAAATCAATGGTAAAACCATCAGGCTCTGTAAATCCAAGGAGAAGTTCAGAAGCTGTGGCTAGGCCATCAAAGTAATATCCACCATTGGGAGAATAAAGACCTGTAGCACCAGAGATAATATTTGTACCACGAATAGCACCTGATGGGTGATAGATACCTACCCCTGCTGTAGAAAGTGTTACGTTAATAGATCCATCAGGAGCATATCTTCCAACATAAAAATCCCCTGTAACAAGAGTTACTCTAACAGAACCATCGGGTGCATAGAAACCTTTTCCCGCAGTATCTCCTGCGGAACCTACAATGGTAACTTTAATAGAATTTGATGTGCTATAGATTCCCATCACAACCTTTATACCCGCAGTTTCTCTGCGGAGTGGAGACAAAAAAAAAATACTAACGTAAAGTTAAAGACCAGATTAACTACCTTTGGTATTAAAATCTATAGAGATTTTCTTACCTAAGGTATAACCTTCAGTTAAAGTCCTTTACGGTAGAACTCATGAAGGATTATCTACCAAATGTACAACTTAAGTTCCAACCTAAAGTACTGCCCTTAACAATACCCCCGAGGTCAACAATATGTATTATTATAACATATCCCCGACCCCGGAGTCAATAGTCTTTGATAGAATATTTGTTAATCTATTAAATAAATCCCTTGTGTGATATTTATGCCACAGTATACCCAAAGATTTATACCGTAGGTAGTCCATTTGTCTGGAATTTCTCTGAGAAAATCTTTAGTTGTGTTTTAGGGGGCTAGGAGGTAGTTCTCCCCCCTCGTCCCCCACCCACCCGTTTTCCCTAGGAATCGACTCCCACCCTAGGAATAAATACCTATAAAAAAATTATATGTAAAATTTCTTTGTGCGACCGAATGTCACATGGTAGGAATATATCCCTGGGGTTTTCCTAGGAGTTTATCCCTAGCATGTACATAAAAACATTTAGGAATATATTGGTTGTCAATAAAAATGTTTGTAGGAATATCAAGGGGTTAGACCAAAGTGGACCTGGGAATCTATCCCTAGTGATTTGGGGTCTTGATGACTACTAGATGTAGGAATAAAAAGATTCCTATGTTGTCTAACAATACACGACTAATCTAGTAGAGATTTAACCCATTGATATCATTAGGTTTCCGATATGCAATCCATGCATAGCAGGTATACCTTGACACGGTTCCGGTACCAACTATGTTGAGGCCTCTACCTGCTGTTTCACATTGTTAATGACCTTAGAACCCCGAACGGGGCCGGGAGACCTATGCCTGAAAGTCATCTCCCCATAAGAGCGAAAAGCCTGAGATGATACTACAGAAAAAAGTCTTACCTAATCCGTTTACAGATTGACAACCTGTGGGGTTGCCTAGGCTAGTCCCTCAGTTTCCTATGTAGGAAAACACTGGGAACCTGAGGGACTAGCCAAGTCCAATGCCCTTAACGGGCTTAAACAAACCAAATGAAAGGTAAGCAAATGTCTAAAATCGAAATAATCAAGGCTGCTAACGATATCGCTTTGACCATTGTCACCAACGCCAACACTGGCGCGGCATTGGCCGATAGGATGCTAGAGGCTTTGGGAAACGCTGAGAAGGCAGGACTGGACCTCAATAGCGTTTGGGCTTCCATTGCCAGCACAAACAAATGGTCTGACCGCGATGCAGGGCTTGAGGGAAACCCGATGCCGAAGACACTGGCGAACTATCGGAGCCTGAGCCGCAAGGCCATGACGCTTGGTCTCACTCACCAAGGGGTTAAGTATCCTGAATGGCGCAAGGCCATCAATGCCGCTAACAAACTTGCTACTGCCAGTGAAGAAGAAAAAGCACCAAAGATTGAAGCAATTGATCTAAATGAAATTGCTTTACCATCTTGGATTGAACGTGCCAATTCCATTCGCGTTGGCATGACGGACGAAAACATCAAGGCCTTTGACAAAGCCATTCATCACGCAATCGAAAGCTTTATGCAGAAGAAAGTTAAGTAAAAAGTACTGACAAGATTTATTGAGGGGATGCCTTAGGGTGTCCCCTCTCTTTTGTACCTTTTTGTTCCATGTTTTCCTACGTAGGAACTGGTTTTTTTTTCTTCTTTTTTTTTTAATGAATAGAAGGTGGCCGTTACACAGGACGTAAAGTCCGTGAGTAGACGGTGGCTGTAGGCAATTTAACATAGGAGGTTTGCCATGACTAAGTTACCATATCTTTACAGTGAAGATGACGGTGAGCCTGTATGTCTTCCGTATAAATGGGAGATATGTTCTCACTGTAGTGGAGAAGGACGGTCCTCTTCATACCTTGGTGCGTTTACTTGGGATGATCTTCATGAACAGGGTGATGAGTTCATAGAAGATTACTTTGCTGGTAACTACGATAGGGAATGCGATTGCTGCGAAGGTAGTGGGAAGGTGGCGGTGGCTGACTATAAAAGGATGACGGAGGATCAAATCAAAAAGTACGAGCAACACTTACTAGATGAGATTGAATATCAGTCTATGATCAATGCAGAAATGAGAAGGGGGTGCTGACATGAAGAAAGAACGTAAAGTCTATATCGTAATGGGGTATGACTATAATCTAAAAATAACTTACATCTCTGAAATCTGTTCTTCAAAGAAGAAAGCAGAGAACCATATGAAGTGGATGTCTACTCTGATGGATAAGCCTGAGACCCCAAGAGCATACTGGGTTTATGATGGGAGGGTGGCATGACGCTGCTCTTCTATATCCTGATGGCAAAGATTGTAGTACTTGGTTTGGCTATAGCTAGTGGAGAACTCTGATGCAGACTCTTGAGTTAAGGGTAACTTATAAGTACCAAGACGCTTGGAAAAGCGAAGATATATGGAAGGAGGTGGGAGGGTACGAGATCGTATCCTTTGAGAAGTGGGTAAAAGAAACTGATGATATGACTGAACCAAACCTCCATTACTATTGGGTACTGGTATATCCAAAGCTAGGCATACCCGTGGAGGAGGTGAGGCAAGCCCTGATAGATTCCTTTTCCCATGTAGGATGTCATCATGAATACGATTGTTGTGGGTGTAGGTCTTTCTATGCCAGCAATCCTGAACGCCTTGCCTCAGAGGTGGACTGGGAAGAATGGAAAGTAACTGTTAACTCATCAAGGAATTACTAGGATGACACTGGTAGTAAAGTATCCAAGCAAGAAAGAACTCAAGGCCCGTATTGGTGAGCCTCTCAGGTACATTGAAACAAGCTTGTTCGGTCCTGAGTATCGTGATGATGGTATCCTCACTGTAGCTAATCGTCCTCATATCACAGGCATGGGGCGTGAGTTCTTTGCCAATGTCTACATGGAAAATGGTATCATTAAGAAGGTGACATGATGAAGTATGACATGAGGCATGGTGGCCCTTACGATAGGGGTAGTGCTGATGCTTACTATCGCAGAGATTTTGATCCACACTACTGGACAGGAGGTACGGGTAGTGGACAAAGGATACAAATAGAAAAAGGTACTCCTGCCTATGATGCTTATCGTGCAGGGTATCATGATCAGGTAGATGCAGGTGACTTTAAGGAGTGGGACTAATGGATGACTCTCATATCGTGTACTCGAAGGGCAGAGGCGAAGCTACTTCCTACATAGGAAGAGATGCCACTGAATTGTTCAGGGTTAACATGCTTAAGATCAGCATCAGACTCTGGGTAAAAACAGGGATGAAGCCTACTCGTGGGGTGGGTATCAAGAAGATGCTTGCCTGTGCAGAGAGATATACGGGTAGGAAGTATAAAACATCAGAGGCAGCTGACGCTATTGATGATCTACATAACTGGGTTACAACTATGGTATCTGCACTACCAATAGTGGAACAGCCGTAAAGGCGTAGGAGGTAGAATAATGTACTATATCTATGGTAAAGATGGTGAAGAAAAAGTTTTGCTCTTTGATACTGATACAAGGGATAGGGCAATTGAATGGGCAAAGAAGTATTCTAGGTCTGAGTACATGGGCGGGTGGCCTATAATTTACGTCTGTTATGAAGATCAAGTAGATATAAACTGGGAAGGTGAGCCTATCATAGAGGAGGTGATTGTCTGGTCTTGCTATCAAGAGCCTATGGATTATCCTGATAACGCATACGAGGAGTTCTAATGTACTATGTTCTTAGGCATTATGAAAACATCATGAACTATCATGCACGGTTTCAGAAGTTAGAACAAGCAAAGGAGTACGCAGAAGGTTTGAAGAAAACCTTTGGACATCAATACGTTATACTTAAAGTAGAACCTGTCTGGTCTACACAAACATTAGCAGATATAATGGAGGAATAAAATGCCTGTCCTGTTGTCTAAGGCATCTAAGATGCCCGGTAAATCATGGTCACTACAAGCCGGGGATACATGCCCCGGTTCTATCAACAAGACTACCAAGGAAGTGATTGAGGTCTGTCAAGATTGCTATGCAAAGACTGGTTTCTACAGGATGGAGAATGTTATCCGTCCACGAGAGCATAACCGGAAGGACTGGAAGCGTACTGAGTGGACAGATGATATGGTCCAAGCCCTTGACAACGAGCGGTACTTCCGTTGGTTTGATTCGGGTGACGTTTACTCTGCTGCACTTGGACAAAAGATCTACGAGGTCATCAGGCGCACCCCTTGGTGTCATCACTGGCTTCCGTCTAAGTCTTACACTATTCCCAAGATCAGGTATTGGCTGGATCGAATCAAGACTTTGCCAAATGCCAGCGTCAGGTACTCATCACCAAGTACACACGGGGAGTACACCCTAGAGCATGGCTCTGTTGTGGTTCAGAATGTCTCAGATGTGATCCCTAATGGTAAAATGTGTGATGCCTATACCCGGGGTGGTAAGTGCGGTCCATGCCGTACCTGTTGGGATAAAAACGTATCTCTTGTCGTGTATCCTCTCCATACACCCAAGAAAAAGATTAACCTTTCCGTTAACCGTGTCAAGAAAGTGACTTAACTATGTCACACACGAAGCAGACGATTGAGGCAGTGTGTCTGTTACGTAAGGACGGACTGTCTTGTGAGAAGATTGCCAAGCAACTATCCCTTACCAAGAACCAAGTCCTTGCCTTGGTCTACAAACACTACCTAAAAATCGACAGGCACAAGGTCTACAAGGACAAGTCTAATGGGGTGGTGGGTAGCCTAGCTGACAGGGAACTAAGGCCCTCAGTGCCCTTCGTAAAGGGTCTGAACGACTCTCGCTTTTATGTCTTATCAAAACACACAGGCCGTGAAGGCCGTCAGGAGAACTAAGCCATGAATATAAATCTACCTCTCAAGGATTGGGATCGGGTCATCAGGTGTCTGGATCACAGGCTCTTTGACATGGATCAAGAGCATCACTTCTTTAACGAGGAACCGGGGAATGAATACTACCAACTGATTGAAATCAGGGATTACATTTTAGCCTTTACAGAACCGGGGAATCGTGTAGAATCTAAGGACCACGCCGGGTGAAGTATAGGTATAACATAAGGTATACCATGACACAGGCCGTGAAGGCCGTAGGAGGATCTTGGAGATGAGTAATCTTGTAAATGAACTACGTCAAGGTTCACTGTCATATGATGACTATAGGTGGTTGGCAGCAGATGAACTTGAACTTCTACGCAAAGAGAACGAGAAGCTCCGGTCAGTACTCCAGCGGATACGGAGATGGGGTTCACCAATGATAAGGGGTTATATTGATGGGTCTTTGGCTGGCAGACAGGCTGGAGGCGGTGATCCTCTGGTTGATGATCAAGTGGGTTAAAATCGTGAACTGGAGACGCAAGGATGACTAAGACTATGATAGATCCACCCTCAGGTTGGAAGTACGGATTCCCTAAGGTACTACCAAAGGAACACCAGAACAGAACACTTGAATGGTTAGTAGAAAACGGGTATCCTCAGAAGGAGATTGAGGAATGTGGTAAATACTTTCACTGTAGATACTGGGAGATAAAATGAGATGCGCTTTATGTAATAAGGATTGTCCTGATGGGGAGATAAGACTTGAGAAAAGAAATGGTCAAGTCAGGTTCTCCCCATGCAGGGAATGCTCTGACATGATACACAGAACAGTGCTGATGAAAGAAGTAGAGAATGAAGAAACACCAACCATGCCCTTGTGGGACATCGAGTGATGGGCTATACGACTACGGTGATCACCAGTACTGCTTCGTATGTCTAAAATATTTCAAAGGTGAACAAGAGATGACAAACATGAGTAATACTCCAGTGATGATGAAGGGTGAACTCTCCTCTATCCCTGACCGGAAGCTGACACAGAAGACTGTTGAACTGTACAAGGTACTGCAACAGGACGGCAAACACTTCTATCCTTACTACAAGGACGGTAAGCTAGTTGCTGTGAAGACTCGTCTGCCTGACAAGTCCGGGTTCCCTTGGTCAGGATCTCCGGGTAAGGTAGAACTCTTTGGTCAGAATCTTTTCCCTCAGGGTGGTAACTCAATCACCATTGTAGAGGGTGAGCTTGATGCCTTATCTGCGTACCAGATGTTGAATGAACCTGTTGTCTCTGTGTGTTCTGCATCTACCGCAGTATCTGACCTAAAGAATAACTACGAATGGGTTAACTCTTTCAAGCGTATCATCTTTGCCTTTGACAATGACAAGGCTGGACAAGAGGCACAGACCAAGTGCGCCAGTCTCTTTGATCCTAAAAAAGTAAGGATCATGAAGCTGTCTCAGCACAAGGATGCCTCAGACTATCTGGTCAACAACAACATCAAGGAATTTTATGAACAGCACAGAACCTCTGGACCCTTCACCCCTGATGGTATTGTATCCGGGGCAAGCATCTATGATTTACTCCTCACAAAGCCTGAGTATGACTCTGTCTACTACCCGTGGGATGGTGTCAATGACTACACCTATGGACTCAGGACTGGAGAACTTGTTACAGTCATTGCTGGAACAGGTGTTGGAAAGACACAGTTCCTCAGAGAGCTAGTCTATGGTCTGTTGAATAACACCAAGGCTAATGTTGGTGTCCTATTCCTTGAGGAACCTATCCGTGACACTGGCCTTGGGCTGATGTCTGTCCATGCTAACAAGAGACTGTACCTCCCTGATGCAGAGTACTCCAAAGAAGAGTTTGATGAATCGTACAAGGCTACTGTTGGATCTGGGCGTGTGTTTCTTTACGACAGCTTTGGTTCTAACTCTATCGACAGGATCCTTGGTACTATCCGGTATCTGGTCAGGGCGCTTGACTGTAAGTACATCGTCCTTGACCACATCTCTATCGTTGTCTCAGACCAGAGCAATGGCGATGAGCGCAGGGCATTGGATGAGATTGCCACCAAGCTCAAGACCTTGACTGTTGAACTCTCTGTCTGTATTATCATGGCTGCACACCTAAGGAGGCAACCTAATGGGCAGTCGCACGAGGAAGGTGCTGTTGTTAGTCTTTCTGATATTCGCGGGACTGCCGGAATTGGGCAGCTTAGTAATATCATTCTGGGTTTGGAAAGGAATACTCAGGCAGATGACCCTGACGAACGGCACATTGTCAAGGTCAGGGTTGTAAAAAACAGGTTCAGTGGTATGACTGGCCTTGCCACACACTTAAGGTATCATACCGAATCAGGTAGGCTTATTGAAGAACAGCCGGATACCCCGGTTGGACAGGAGGAAGAAGATGGGAACTAATATTAATATCTCAGTATACGTAGATGCTTACCTTACACCAGAGGGGGTTGGTATTTATGTAGCCTCTGAGGGAGATGGATCTAAAGAGATCACTATCCCATATAGGAAATTGGTAGAAGAATACCTTGAGATGTACCAAGTTCCATCAGACCCACCGACAATGCACGACGAGGACCGGGAGAATATTACTAACCTTTGTAACAGTATCCTATCAGCCTTGGACCATCTGAGAAAGCTAGAGCATGACACACCAACTTACACGTATGATATGGGACATCGAGACTGACGCTCTTGATGCAACAGTTATACATCTACTGGTAGCCAAGATCTGTGGACAGGATGGGTATTATATCTTCAGAGACAAAGAGAAGTTCAAACTTTTTTATGAAAAGCATGAAGGGTATGAATGGATTGGACACAACAGTATCGGCTTCGACTCTGTTGTCCTGTCCAAACTGTGGGGTATCACTATCCCATTGGGAGTACAGTCCGACACTCTGGTCATGTCACGCCTGTACGATCCGACTATTGAAGGAGGTCATTCTCTAGACTCTTGGGGAGAAAGACTTGGGGAAAAGAAACTTCCTTTTAAGGATTTCTCCCAGTACTCTGATGAGATGAAGACGTACTGCAAGCAAGACGTAAATGTCACAGAGAAACTGTATAAGTATCTTAGTAAAAAACTTTTCTGTTTCTCTCCTGAGTCTGTCAGGCTTGAGCATGTGACTCAGTACATCATCCAAGAACAGGTCCGTAATGGTTTCCTGTTGGACAGAGACATAGCAATGCAGATATACACAAGTGCATCAGAAGAAGCTAACCGGATTGAGGAAGCAATTATTAAGTACTTCCCACCAATCGTCACAGAAAGGTATTCTGAGAAAACAGGAAAGAGACTGAAGGATGACGTTGAAGTATTCAACCTTGGCTCACCATCACAGATTGTCAAGAGACTTGATGAGTTTGGATGGAAGCCAACCGTGGCTACCAAGACAGGTAAGAGTTGGAAGATATGTCAGGAGAACCTTGGCACTATCCCTGACCACATGCCTGATGGTAGTCCCATGCCAGAGTGTATCAAAGACTTGAAGAAGTGGAAGATCCTTGAAACAAGATGGAAGACAGCCAAAGACTGGCTCGACAGAGTGGACAGAGATGGAAGAGTCCACGGGCAAGTTATCGTACCCGGTACTGTCACACACAGAGCCAGCCACCAAAACCCAAACATGGCAAACATCCCCTCTATCACCACAGAACGTGGCTTATCTGGCCTATTTGCATACGAATGCAGAGAGGCTTGGACTGTCCCCAGTGGCTTTAGTCTGGTTGGAACAGATGCTTCAGGAATACAACTTCGTGTACTTGCCCACTACTTAAACGATCCTGAGTATACCAAGACACTTCTTGAGGGTGACATCCATACCTTCAACAAGAATGCCTTGGGTGAGTTCTGCAAAGACAGACCAACAGCCAAGACCTTTATCTATGCTTGGCTACTAGGGGCTGGTCAGGCCAAGGTTGCCCAGATACTTGGGTGTTCTGTACGACAGGCAGGAGAGGCTATGGATAACTTCCTCAGGTCTATTCCTGCCTTGAAGGAACTCAAGCGTAAGGCTTCTATGGCTGCACAGAGAGGCTACCTTGTCAGTATCGACGGGCGTAGGATCGGGATAGAGTCTGAGCATAAGTCACTGTCTGTCTACCTCCAAGGTGGTGAGACTATCGTTATGCGTATGGCTAACTATCTCTGGTACACCAAGGCCAAGAAGGAAAAGATCCGGTTCAAGCAAGTTGTCTGGGTCCATGACGAATGGCAGACAGAAGCAGAGGAGACTAAGGCTGATGAGTTAGGCAGACTACAAGTACAGGCTATCAGGGATGCAGGGCAACACTTCAAGCTTAACTGTCCCCTTGATGGTGAATACAAGATAGGCAAGAATTGGGCAGAGACTCATTGACATCTGTCTGGAATATGCTACACTATAACTCTTCCTACATAAAACAACTACGCAACGCTAATGGCCCAAGGGCCGGGAGAACTAACAAATGGCTACTTCATCGAAGACTGTGACTGGTGAGTTTCGCACCAAGGTTTACTTCGCCCATGTACAGGAACCTTCTCAGTTTGGTAACTACGAGGTTAACCTTGCTGTTACCCCTGAGATTGAGAAGAAGCTTATTGAACTGCGCCTTGACAAGAAGATCAAGGACGGTAAGGAGCGGATCAATGACGGCGGTAAGTTCCTTACCCTGAGGAATCCTGTGGTAGATCTTAAGGGCTTTGAGTCTGAGATGGTTATCATCGATCAGGCTGGTAAGCGTACCAAGTCTCTGATTGGTAATGGCTCTGAGTGTGTTGTGTACTGGCGTGTTTACGATACGCCTAAGTACGGCAAGGTCATCAAGCTTGGCAAGATGATTGAGTGGGATGAGGATAACAAGAAGAAGAAGTTCGGTGCTATCAAGGTTATTGAACTTGTTGAGTACGCTAAGCCTAATGAGTTTGCAGATGCGATGGGAGAGGACTTCCCTCCGTCTGAGGAACTCAAGGCTAAGTCCAAGGACATGACCTTTGAGATTGAGGACTAAGATGTCAGAACCAATGTATGAATATACACAAGAAGAAGAGCTAGACTACGCTTTGTATTACAGTCCTGAGGAATGGTCCAAGATAACAACCAGCATGGGGGATTCAGTGGAGTCCCCCTCCCACTATAACTCTGGCAAAATAGAGTGTATCGACTACCTCAAGGACAACATGCCTTTTGATAACTACCTTGGTTATCTTGAGGGTAATACAAAGAAGTATCTCCACCGTTGGCGGTACAAGAAGAAGCCTCTGGAAGATCTAAAGAAGGCACAGTGGTATCTCAATCGTTTGGTAAAGGAACTTGAAGATGGAGCATAGACCCTTGAGCCTAGATGATTACCAGAACTTGGCTCTTGATACGCTTATTTACAATACAGAAACTCACCTGACCTATGGTCTTGCCGCAGAGGTTGGTGAGGTTATGTCCTTGATGCAGAAGACTGCGCGTATGGACCCTAGATACTGGGATGCTGGTTACACCCCACTCCTCAAGGAAAAGATCTTTGCTGAACTTGGGGATGTCCTCTGGTATCTTTCATGTCTTGCCTCACATCACGGTTTCTTCTTGAGCGATATTGCCCAACATAACCTTGAGAAGTTAGGTATCCGTAAAGCTGAAGGTAAGATCCAAGGTGATGGAGATAATAGGTAATGAACAGGAGTGAATCCTAATGCAGAGATTTGTTGTATTTACCAAGGACGATTGTTCTTGGTGTCAGAAGACAAAAGATCTTCTTGTCTCTGAAGGTCATGATTACTTTGAATGGAACATTGATCAAAACCTGTTTGCAAAAGAGTTTATAAAGCAGATGGGTTTTATCACAATACCTCAGACTTACTATAGGGGTACTTGTATTGGTGGTCATTTAGCATTGGTGAATTTCCTTGGCATCAATTAATACTCTTACCGCAGACATCTACCGTCTCCTTGAAGAAGGGACTGAACAAAATGTAACTGAAGCTTGCCTGATGTTTGGTGCAAGGCTTGCTAGTTTAATGCACGAACGCCTGAAGCCCAAGGAAGACAGGCGTACACTCAGGATGTCTAACGTAGGCAAGCCTGATCGTATGCTCTGGTACGAATGTAACCCATCTGTAAAGAAGGAAGAGTTCAATGGACCTACCTATCTTAAGTTTCTGTATGGAGATCTTATCGAAGAAGTTGTCCTTCTTCTGGCTGAAGTTTCAGGACACTCTGTCAAAGATCGACAAAGAGAAGTTGATGTTAGTGGCATCATTGGGCATATTGATGCTGTCATCGATGATGTTCTGGTTGATGTAAAGTCTACCTCACCGTACTCTTTCAAGAAGTTTAAAGACGGTACACTAAGGGAGGATGATCCCTTTGCGTATATCCCTCAGTTGTCTGGATACCTTCAGGGTACTAAGATGAATGACGGGGCATACGTTGCAGTGGATAAGCAGAACGGGTACATCACTGTCATGCCTCTGGAAGACAATGATAGGGTTGATATTCAAGGGAGGATTGATCATATTAAGGAAGTTGTCGCCTCTAAAGATCCTCCTGATAGGTGCTTCTCTCCTGAACCTATGGGTAAATCCGGCAATCTTAAGCTTCCTACTGGTTGTTCTTATTGTCCTTTCAAACTTGAATGTTGGAAGGACGTTGGACTAAGGAAGTTTATCTACTCTACTGGTCCTGTTTGGATGACACACGTTGAAAAAGAACCGGAAGTCCCCGAAGTCAAAGCTTAACGACTCTCCCCAACGGTGGAAGGAGATAAAGAAAAAGTATGGACTCACAAGAGATGCGTACCATTCAATACTTTCTATCCAAAACGGATGTTGTGCAATATGTCAGCGATCTCCTGAAAAGATTAAACCCCGGAGAAACCTTGCAGTCGATCACAATCACACCACTGGAGAAATTAGGGGGCTTTTATGTTACAGATGTAATCACGTACTCTTAGGAAGGATCTTTCGTGATGACGTTAACATAGCAAAGAGAGCTTACGAATATCTAAAGACACAGAAAGCATACGGTATAGTTCCTACCCTTAGCTCAGTTGGATAGATGTTCTTCAGCATGACAGTTAGCACAAAGAAGATCACACTTATCTAGTTCAGTTAAGACCTTCTCCCAAGGCCATAACCTTATCTTGTTCCAACTAGCTTCTTTTGTAGAAGGATCTCTATGATGAAAATGTAAAGCGCCGTAGTACTTCGAGTACCCACACTTACAACAAGACCCTCCCTTGTAAGAAATAGCTTCTAGTTTTCTTTTCCTCCAACGTTCTATCTGATTACGATAGAGGTCTTGTTTGTTTTTGTAACCCATGTTATACTCCTCGTAAAGGTTGCGTAGCTCAACTGGATAGTAGCAAATGCCTTCTAAGCATTAGGTTGTGGGTTCGAGTCCCGCCGTGACCGCCACTATTATAACATAAAAGATTAGAAAAGTAAAGTCTAATCCTAGATAATGCTGGTATAGCTCAGTTGGTAGAGCAACCGCCTTGTAAGCGGTAGGTCGTGGGTTCAAGTCCTACTACCAGCACCATTAACTTAAACAAAGAGGTCACAATGACAGACTATCAGACAGACTATAAGATTATGTACGAAGAACTCCGTGCCTTGGTCAGACTGTACTTTGAGATTATGTACGATGACGGTACAGTATACGATGAAGACGATTGGGCAGACGCTCTTCAGGATACTGAACTAGACCTTTGTCTTCTTGTCGGTCTCATTGATGAAGAAGACCTAGATGACTAAGACACACTTAATAATCCCAGATCCTCATGCCAGCCCTGATGAGGATCTTGAACGGTTTACCTACCTTGGAAAGCTGATTGCCAGTGTCAAGCCCGATACGGTTATCTGTATTGGTGACTGGGCAGATATGCCTAGTCTTTGTTCTTATGACCGTGGGACCAAAGGCTTTGAGGGACGGAGGTATAAGAAGGACATCGAAGCTTCTTGTCTGGCACAAGAGATGATGTTCAAGCCTATCCGTGAAGCAAAGAAGAAGCTACCCCGCTTCCTCATGACAACAGGTAATCATGACTATGGACGGATTGAAAAGGCTATTCAGAAAGATGCTGTACTGGACGGAACTATCTCAGTCGAAGATCTACAATACAAAGACTTTGGTTGGGAAGATTACCCTTTTCTGGAACCTGTTGAAGTGGACGGTGTATATTACTCGCACTATTTCCCAACGGGCGTCATGGGTAGAGCTACAAGCGGTGAACATCAAGCGTACACCTTACTTACAAAACAGTTCCTATCCTGTACGCAAGGCCACACTCACACTAGAGATTTCGCAGAGAGGACTGGACCTGACGGACGAAGACTCAATGGACTGGTAGTCGGGTGTTACATCGACAGGAAGCACGAATACGCAGGTCAGGCTAACAAGATGTGGTGGTCTGGAGTAGTAGTCAAGAGAGGAGTAAACAACGGTATGTATGATCACGAGTGGATCAGTATGGAAAGAATCAAGAATGAGTTTAAGTAGACGAGTGTGCGATGTCGTTCGATCTTAAGCAACTTATCCTTGACAGGTTCTTTCTCATTGAGTTGATTGAAATTCTTGACATAGATCCAGAAGAGTTTTATGATAGGTTTGAAGATGTCATCTTAGCTCAACTGGATAAACTTAAAGAGATCGACAATGGGCTGGAGAGAGAAAACCTTTCAGAAGAAACCTAAAGACAGGAACCCGTATGCACGGGAACTGTCTGATGATAAGTATAGACAACGAATAAAAGAATCTGATAAAGAATACATACGTAAAAAACTAAGGATAAAAGATGTATACGAATATGATGACCCTTCCAACTGACTATCAGGCTTTCATCCACAAGTCTAGGTACTCCAGATGGATTGAAAAAGAGAACCGTAGAGAAGCTTGGGAAGAAACTGTTGACAGGTTCATGGAGAACGTAGTCTATCCCAAGATGCCTGAGACAGAAGAGGCTGTTGAGACTAACATTGCCATTCGCAATGCCATCCTTAACCTTGAGATCATGCCCAGTATGCGGGCCATGATGACTGCTGGCCGTGCCTTGGAACGGGATAACACCTGTGCCTATAACTGTTCGTACCTCCCCGTAGATGACATGAAGTCCTTTGATGAGGCGATGTTTATCCTGATGTGTGGTACTGGTGTGGGCTTCAGTGTCGAACGTCAGTATGTCTCTAAGCTTCCTGAAGTACCTGAGAAGATGTTTGATTCCCAGACAATCATCTCTGTCTCAGATAGCAAGGAAGGTTGGGCCAAGGCTCTTCGTCAGCTTATCTCTCTGCTGTACTCTGGCGAGATCCCCAAGTGGGATATGTCCAAGGTACGCCCTGCTGGTTCTAGACTGAATGTCTTTGGTGGCCGTGCCTCTGGTCCTGAACCTCTTGATCAGCTCTTCCGCTTTGTCTGTTCTGTCTTCCGTAATGCCACTGGTCGTAAGCTCAACTCTCTTGAGTGCCATGACATCATGTGTAAGATCGGTGAGGTTGTGGTTGTCGGTGGAGTCCGTAGGTCTGCCATGATCTCCTTGTCCAACCTCTCTGATGATCGTATGCGTAACGCCAAGACTGGTCAGTTCTGGGAAACTAATCCTCAGAGGTCCTTGGCTAACAACTCTGTCGCCTATACTGAGAAGCCTGATGCCTCTACCTTCCTTCACGAATGGGCCAGCCTTGTTGACTCTGGTACTGGTGAGCGCGGCATGTTCTCCCGGGTTGCAGCACAGAAGCATACTGGTAAGAACGAACGGCGTGATCCTAACCATGAGTTTGGTACTAACCCTTGCTCAGAGATTATCCTTAGGCCGTACCAGTTCTGTAACCTTACTGAGGTTGTTGTCAGGGCTAATGATACCCTTACTGATATCGAACGTAAGGTAAAGCTTGCCACTATCCTTGGTACAATTCAGGCTACCTATACCTACTTCCCCTACCTGAGGAAGATCTGGACTAGGAATACTGAAGAGGAGAGGCTCCTTGGAGTCAGTCTTACAGGTATCATGGACCATGACATCCTCAATGGGACAAACCCTCTAGGCAAGCTCCCTATGGCCCTGACAGCCCTGAAGAATGCAGCGATTAATACCAACGCAATCTGGGCTGACAAGCTTGGTATCCCTAGGTCTACTGCCATTACCTGTGTAAAGCCCTCAGGTACTGTGTCTCAGCTTGTTGACTCTGCCTCTGGTATCCATCCCCGGCATAACACGTACTACACTCGCCGTGTCCGTGGGGATAACAAGGACCCGATTACCCAGTTCATGAAGGACATGGGTATCCCTAATGAGCCTGATATTATGAAGCCTGACCATACCACTGTGTTCAGTTTCCCTGTAAAAGCTCCTGATGGGGCAATGACAAGGCATGACCTTGAGGCAGAAGATCACCTCAACCTCTGGAAGATCTATGCCATGTTCTGGTGTGAGCATAAGCCTTCGATCACTGTCTCTGTTAAGCCTGACGAATGGGTTAACGTAGGGGCATGGCTATACTCAAACTTTGATATTGCTTCTGGTCTTTCGTTCCTTCCTCACTCAGATCATATCTACAAGCAAGCCCCGTATGAGGACTGTTCTGAGGAAGAGTACCAGACCCTTCTTGCCAAGATGCCTGAGACTATCGACTGGTCAAGGCTGTCTGACTACGAGAAGGAAGACACTACCAAAGCCAGCCAGACTGTTGCTTGTACTGCTGGTGCCTGTGAAATTGTAGACCTAACGTAAGGAATCACTAATGACTGATGAACCAAAGATCTTTAAGCTTGTACAGAAAGAAAAACCCCCAGAGGAAACTCCGGGGGTTACAGCAGATGATCTGCTAAAGGAAGGTATGGGTAACTACGACAATCTTATACTTGTTGGCTGGCACGGGGATCATTTTAAGATCTCTTGGTCTGAGGACTTTAGTCCTGAAGAAGTCTATCTGCTTCTTACCTTAGCCAAAGAAAGACTTATGAATAAATTGTACGCTTTCCCAGATGATTAATGTTTAATCACTGACGTAGGAAGAATTATCGCTTACCCCTAAAGAGGCTCAAGAGATTGGGCCTCTTAATTCTTTGCCCACCCTTCTTCTGCATCTCAGTAGGCGTAGCACCAGTCCAGTTACCCTTAAAGGACGGAGCCTTGGGGGCTTTTGCCGTAGACTCAGAAGCCATAACCTTCTTACCAACCTTTTGGTTAGCCTTCAGATTCTTTTTCTTAAATTCACTAGCATTAGCTGTACTAACAGATGGCTTAACACCCGTATAAGAAGGGACATCCTTAAAATAAGAACCACTCTTTTTTGTACCCGTATAAGAAGGGACATCCTTAAAATAAGAACCACTCTTTTTTGTACCCGTATAAGAAGGGACATCTGTAAAGTAAGAGTCACGGGCTACAGCGGCTTTAGCTGAAGCAGCAGACTTAGCTGAAGGTACACCCATACCTTCGTTGGGGTTTCTGCCTACAACATCTTTCCTTTTCTTATAGGGATTAACAGTCTTAGGATTACCCTTGCCAGCAGCCCTGTTCTGTGACGGGGAGAACAACTTACCTGACGGCTTATCAGAACCGGAACCAGCTTCTGTAGTCATAGAGACAAGCATGGTAGCAGGACCACCAACAGCACGGAAAGCACCTCTTGCCAGAGCGTTACCAACGCCACCGCCCTTTACCTTAGGACCAGACAGAAGGGCAGGTCTATCACCAAGCGGTACAGGCTTGAACTTGTCCAAGTAAGCAGCCCTTGTCAGAGACCTACCTGTACCACCCTGACCACCCATTCTAATTTCCTTGGGAGGATTAGCTCTGTTCAGATTACCTCTAGACTTATCAACTCTTGCAGGAAGACCCTTATTAGGACGAGACTTAGCCTCTCCCATCCTATCTGTCAGTGTACCTGACGGAGGCTTTGCTTTCTTTTCAGTAGCCTTCTTAAGGTACGATGCTCTAGAATCTCCCGGCTTAAGATCTTTAGCGGCTCTAGGTACCTTCTTTGCAGGAGGCTTCTTCTTTACTGGATTTTTTGCCATATCACTTTACCTTTCTAGCTTCACTAAGGGCAATTGCAATTGCCTGTTTCTTATTCTTTACAACCTTTGCCTTCTTAGGTCCCTTAGGATTTTTACCAGAGTGTAGTGTACCCTCCTTAAATTCCTTCATAACCTTAGAAATTTTCTTTTCTTTCTTTGTAGGCTTCTTAGCCATTACTTCTTGGCCTTCTTTTTAGCCTTAGACTTCTTCTTCATGGCCTTCATTTCAGCCATCTCTTCCTTCATACCACCACGGTACTTACCGCCCTTCATCTCGGACATTTCTTCTTTACCACCGTGCTTCATCTTCTTCTTATAAAGCTGACCTTTACCGGGCATCACTGAACTCCTTCTTAAATCACCAGTGTTAGTTGTTTTCATCATTTCTTTTTAGCTGTCTTAGCAGCATCCTTAAAGGCTTTATCCGTAGGTGCGCCTTTCTCACCCTTCTTTCTCATCTTCTTGCCAGCTTTACGCTTGGCATTAATGTTAGCATATAGACCTTTAACCACGCTTTTTCTCCTCCGCTATGAAAGCCTCAATCCACATCTTACACAGAGGTGATCTGACCACATCATCTATGGTAAACTCAATGATTGGAACAGGAAGACAGTGCTTCTTGACCATCATAATTGTTTTACTAAGACCTGATGTCTCTTGAATGTCTGACTGTGAGACATCCCCGTTAAGCAGAACCTTAGAGTTCTCCCCAACTCTTGTCAGAAACATCTTTATTTCATGAGGCGTTGTGTTCTGGGCTTCGTCAAGAATAATAAAAGCATTCTCAAATGATCTGCCTCTCATAGTCTCAAAAGGTATGATCTCAATATTCTTATTCTTAATAGCAATTTCTACAACTGCTGGAGTAAGTGTCTTGTTTAGGACATCAATAACAGGTGCCATCCAAGGAGACATCTTCTCTTCTAATGAACCGGGGAAATAACCAATAGACTTACTGGCCCCTACGTTAGGTCTTGTTAGAATAATCTTATCGATAGTCTTTGTCTGATACAGACTTGCAGCAAAGACAGAAGCAATATAAGTCTTACCTGTACCTGCTGGACCCAGAACAATTACCTGTTCACTGTTCTTCAGGGCTTTAATATACTCCCCTTGCATCTGTGTCTTAGGCAAGAGGATAATGGCTGGCTTACTACCGTCAAACTTGGAAGGCTTCCTACGGCTTGTGCCTTCCTTCTTTATCTTACCCATCCTTCACCATTTCACTTTGTTTGCCCAAAAAGCCGCGCTCATCTTGCCCTTGGAGATATTCTTGGCATGTCTGGCCTTGAAGCTTTCTCTGCGCTTACGGTAAGACTCAGACTCACCAGCCTTCTTGGGAGAACCTGAGACACCCTGCTGACCAAACCGGATAAGCTTTACCTTGTCACCCTCTTTAGCCAGTACTGCATGAGACTTAGAAGCATTAGGTGTACGCTTAGGTTTATTATATCCAGCAAACTTTTCACCTCTATATTCAACCATTAGTACCTCCAAGTAGAACCCATACCGGGTTGTAGTTTATCTTTAGTCCATACGTCGAAGTGCATACCAGCCTCTCCCATGTACGTACCGACTGATCCGTAGTCGTTCTGTAACCAGAAGTCTCTGAGCTTATCCAAAGTCTTACGGTCCTTTACTTGCTTTCCTTCACGATCATAGATCTTGACATCCGCAGCAAGACCAGCACCTTCTTTGTCTACGTTATGACGGACAGAACCTGTCTTCTCTTCATCCTGACCACCAGAAAATACCTCTACTGTGTACCCCACACCCAAGACTTCTGTGATAGCAGAGTCAAGCTTTGCCTCAAGTTCAAAAGCCACAGGTTTGTTTCTGGTAGCATCTTGATTGGTATACTTGATAGTGGTAAACCCCACAGGCTTCAGAACTGTAGTCGTTCTAGACCTGATATTACCCGCAACAGTTTTCTCAAAATCTTTATTCACCACAATACCAGTCCAAGTTTTCTGAAGGGCTTCTCTTAGAAACTGGGTATTCCCTGCCATAAGATCTGCCTCAAGGTCTCTGCCTTTTGTTCCTCTCTTATATCTTTCCTTGGCAAGGTAGAAAGCAGCCTTGTCCTGATTAGCGGGATCAAAGGGACCAAGGTCATCGTACTTACCCTTTAGGTAATCCCATGTCTGCTTTGTAATCTGGTACTTACCAGCGGCTGTACTAGAGCCAGCCTTTGTAACAAGACCTACGATGTTAGGATGCTCTTCATAACCCTCAAATTTCTGACCACCGACAATAATGTTGTAGTCACCACCAGTACCTTCAGCACTAGCAATAGCATCAAGAAAGCCCTGTGCTTGGGGAGACAGACCTGAATCTGGTACAGAGGGGGTAATCCTAGGCTCAATAAGATCCTTTGTCTCAGGGTCTATAACCTTGTCCATGACAGTAACCTTGTCGAGCAAAGTCTTAACAGATGTCCCTAGATTGTAGATATCCTGAGGATCTACCGCAACAGGAGGAGTCTGTACTGTTGCATTAGTTGTTACTCCCTGAACTTCTGGTTTCAACAGGGCCATTACTGAAGACTCTGCTGAAGGATTGTAAGGGCATCTCTGCCTTGCTTTACATTATCAGGGATCTTACGGCTAGTCCTTGCCAGAACAGCCATAGACTCCACCATATCCAAGACCTGAGTAGCGTTAGAACCCTGAAGAAGAGAGACATAGTTAGTCAGAATCTTCTTAGGATCTGTCTCAGTAGGAACCTGTTCAGTAGTAACCACCGAACCTTTAGCTCGTGTTTCGTATCTGTAAGAACCCATTGCCTTCTTAAGATTAGTATCAAGTCTAAGTGCTTCAGGGTTTACCACAAGTTCAACATTACCATTTTGGTCTATCTCAATATTGAAAGGAACAAGTTCTGTTTCCTTAAGTTCCTCCATCTGGATCTTAAAGTTATTAGCAAGAACCGCTGCCGCAGTTTTAGAGTATGTATTAATCACATTGTACATACCCATGCCCTTGTCTGGCATAGACTTAGACATACTATCTGCAATCAAAAATGTCTTGTCACCAAGAAGTTTCTTAATATTGAAAGACTTCATAGAATCCTGTGCCTTGTCAATCTCAGGAAGAGAAACCATGAACATCGAAGTAACGGCACGGTGTGTAGCTTCCATAAACTCAGGACTTTCACCCTCAAGCTTATAGTTTTGTACAGTCTTAAGACCATCATCTACTATAGGTTTCCAAGCAGGTTTTGCATTAAATGTTTTTACCAAAGATTCATTACTAAAAACATTTTGATATCTACTAGCAAAAACAGAAGGAGAATCTGTGGCAGAACCATCAGACATGGTCGGTGCCATAGCGTCAGGAGAAGTGCCATTGACAGCAGCAGCGCCTACACCACTCTCTGTAATCCTCATAAACTCTTCTTCACCACCACCATTGACAAGCCACCAGCTAAACGTAGCAGGGTCAACCTTACCAGCAGCCCACTGCCTAATTACAAACGAAGAGTTTGAGAATGTCTTAGCCCAGTCTCTGTT